GATCTTGCCCGAATCGAGGCGTCCGGTCCCGACGCGAACCACCCGGCAGACCATTCCGGTGATGCCCAAGGGGTCCCAGACCAGTTTGAATACCGCCCCCGGGCGGAACGCCCAGGCCGAGCGGTCGGCCTCGACCGTGATCGTGGCCAGCGGGTAGGCCAAGGCGGCCAAGGACCGGGCGGCCGCCTGCTGGGCGGTCGTCGAGTTGGACAATCCTCGCAGGGTGAGGTCCTGAAGCGAGACTTCGCCGCCCTGCACTTCGATCCCGGCGAGATCCTGGGCCTGGGCCGTCTTTTCGATGAATCCCGCGTCACGGCTAACGTAGCCGATCCGCACCGAGTTCTTGAGATCACCCCACGACGGCCTGGCGAACGACTTCACCGTGCACGAGTCCGCATCGAGCACCGGGATCGTCTGAGGATCGTAGTCGCTGCGGATGAGCCGGATCGTCAGAAGCCCGGTCGTGGGCTCGACGTAGATGACCCCGTCGATGTGTCGCAGGATCTCGAGGACCAGGTCCTTGGCCGTGGTGCCGCGGTCCTGCAGCATCGAAAGCCCGAGGCCTTCGTCGGCCAGCGTCTGGCCCACCGAGCGGAAGGCGTCCACATCCAGAAATCCCACCGGCAGCCCGAGACCGTTCTCCGAGGGCGGCGAGATCAGGATGTCGTAGATCATGGCCGCCGGGTTGGCGTCGCCGTCGATGTTGTGGCCCCGCTCGCCAATCCGAGGCCATTGGGGCAGCGACGGACCACGAAGGAGACGGCCTTGATGTAGGGACTCGTCCCCAGGTAGACGCGCCGGAACACTGCGTAGCAGACCCGCCTCCAAGCGGGGAGGCTTTCTCCGATACGCGCCTCGAGGTAGGAGTCCGCCGGCTGGGTGGGCGTGCCGTGGTAGACGTAGATGCTGCCTTTGACCCCGCCTTCTGAGTCCTCCCCGCCGAAGAAGCCGGGAGCGTTGATGCTGATCTGCGTGAGGTCGGGCACATGCGCGTACCCGGCCGGTGGCCGCCTGTCGTCGAACCGGATCTGCAGGACCTCGTCGATCTCGCCGCTGCACAGCACCAGTTGGATGCCGAGGTAGTACTTGTAGCCGGTGGTGATCTCCTTCGAGGAGAACAGCCCGGTCTTGACCTTCTCTTTGATGGCCTGGATGCGCAGGTCGCCGTACCAAGTCACCATGGGGCCGGAGAGCTTACAGGTGCCCCAAACGACGGGGATGGTCCGGCCTTCGCCGATCGTGGGGAACTGGAAGTCGCCCAGGCTAGAAGGAGTCGGCGCGTCGAACTGCGGCTTGGGGCGCAGGACCTCATACAGGACGGTGCCGACGAGGTAGACCAGGGCTATGACCCAGAAGGCCATCAGTCGATCCTCCCGGAGAAGGGATTGCGGCCCGGCAGGCGCGACCAGCCCAGGTGGTTGGTGAGGTTGCTGAACTTGTCTCGACAGGTGTCCTCGAGGTGATCGCAGCCCCAGTAGGCCCAGACCTGGTCGAGAGAGGACAACCCTGGGATCGGCGAGATGAGCGAGACGGTGTCGCCCTGGTGGTCGACGATGAAGCGGGTCTCTCCAGAGGCAGACTCCAGGCGGCCCCCGCGGAACCACTGGTCGGGGCGCAGGGCGAACCCACTCGAGATGACCGTCGCACCCGAAACCGACGTGACCGTGACCTGGTCACGGCACGCCCCGGGGTCAGCGCCGCAGGCCGCCGAGTACAGCACGTGGTTGCAGGGGGTCTGCATGGCCAGGATCGGCACCGTGCGGGCCAGCATGGCCATCAGGCTCGCCCCGGTGAGGATGGCCTCGGATTCCTCGAAACGGGCGCGGTTCACCTTGCCGCTGAAGATGGTCACCGCCAGCGACTCCTCGCCGCGATGGGCGCGGTAGACCGTCACCCAGACCGACGTGGACGGCAGATCCCCGATGAACAGGGCGGCCACGGGGTTCGCGCGCGGCAGCGTCAGGTCGATGGTCTCGCCGGTATCCTCCTGCGAGAAGTCGAGCTCGCTGCGGGTGATGGCCTCCGGGGCGAACACCCCCGCGGGCAGCGTGATCGTCCGATCCGCCGACGTGTAGAGCCACAGGTTGCTGCCCTGGGCGAACCGGAAGCCCTCGACGGGCTGGCCCAGATACCGGCTCTTCTCTCTCTCGTCGTAGGTCACAGCGGGGCCTCCAGGGGGAGTTCCCGGACCCGGATCGTCGCCTCGGCCACCTGGGGGCTCGGGTAGGAGATCTCGATGCGGTCCTCGTCCAGGCGGCAGAACTTCAGGAACGACAGCACGGTCTTGGATCGGCCGTATTCGCGCTGAGCCACGGGGTCGAGGGTGAGGGTCTCGGTCTGGTAGTTCGCCACATCGACGGCATCGACGATCCGGCAGTAGTCCATGGTGCCATCGCCCAGGGACCAGATCGCCAGGTGGCGCCGCGATGCGGTCGTTCCCCACATCTGCTGCTTGTATCTGACCCAGTAGATGGTGGCGCTGGACTGGTTCTGGGAGACATCCTCGGCCAGGGCGAGGTCCCACTGGAAGCTGGGCAGCCAGAACGGGACGGCCCGGCCGCAGCGAGCGTCCAGGAACGAGCGCATGACCGCGATCTCGTCGCGGCCGATGGCTGTCCAGGTGAACGGGCGCATGGACGCGGGGGCAGGAGCTTGCTCGTCGGCGATGCGCCGGCCCGTCTTCGAGTTCAGGAGCACGAACTTCCGCCTGAGGCGCTCCTCGAACGCGCCGACGCGGTTGTAGTTGAGCTCCAGGACGTCATAGCCGAGGTAGCTCATGGCGTGAACCCGTCGATGTCGAAGGTCAGCGAGGTCGATCCGATGCTCAGCGCATTCCAGGTGAAGCCCTCGTCCGCAGAGAGGCGGCCGACCACGATCGGCAGGACAACGGTCGGGCCGACAGTCCAGGATTGGATGAGGCCGAAGCTCAGGATCACGCGGTCCGGCAGGACGCTCTCGATGGTCTGGACCTCCCAGTGGTAGGGATCGGTCCACAGAAGGACCATGCCGCCGGGCTCGAACGGGATGTCGGACGTGTCGCAGAAGACCTCGTGGTCGTCTGCGCTGGCGTTCTGCAGCAACCGGGTCTGGAACTGCCAGCGGCCGACGCCGAAGGCCCGGGCCTGGTTGCCGAAGAGGATGGCGTTGGCCATTTGGGCGTTGCGCAGGTCGTCCAGCAGCGTCGCGTAGCGGATCGTGCCCACCGGGACGGCCCGCAGCTGGATGCGCTGCTCCATGCCCCGGTACGAGACGATGATGTCGGTCATGAACCCGAAGGTCTCGGTCACGGGCTGCGCCCAGTTCGGCGGGAACGGGAACGGGATGAGCCGGAAGCCTAGGATGCGCAGGTTGGTGCCCATCGGGTCCAGGCCCGTGAACACCCAGGTGACGAGGTTGTCGATCAGGGCATCGCCATCGGTGAGCGCCCTGACCAGGTAGACCTGGGATTCCGAGGCCGCGAAATGGGCCGGCAGGCCGACGGGGTCCTCGACCTCGATCCCCGTGGGGCCATCGACGGTGATCTCCTCGAGGACCTGGGCGCGATCGATGGCGGCGTTCCAGACCTCGACCTCGGCCTCCTGCTCCGATACGACCGCCCCGAGATCGAACCTGCGCGGGATCACGTGGACGCGGCCGAGGACGACATGGCCATGGACGGGGGCGACGCCGCCGTCCTTCTGCATCGCGACAGGACGCGGATCGGCCAGGGCCATGCGGACGCCGACGTCCATCGCGACGACATGCAGCGGGCGCGTGCTGACCGGATCGAGGACGGCCCCGGCCAGGTCGATCGAGAAATCGGACCCGGAGACCAGGTTCATGGGGCTGGGGACTGTGATCGCGGTGGCCATCAGGCGGCCTTCCTGACGGCGAAGAACGGGAACAGCATGTAGTCCTGGCCGCCCAGCTGGTAGACGTCGCCCGCGCTGTAGCCGTGGCCCACGGCCTCGGTCCACAGCACGGTGGGCGGATACCCGATCGGAGCCCACCGGCCTTGGGGATCGGTCTCCACGAAGCAGTGCAACGGGAGCATGAGCGCGCCGCCGAACGCGCTCTGCAGGGTGCGCTCGCCGGGGCCACCGGAGCCGTCATCCCACAGGTACTGGTAGTTGACGTACTCGTCCTCTTCCATCCCGCCCTGGGCGGCCAGGCACTTGTTCAGGGCGTCACGCATGCGGCGGCCGGTCCAGCCGTATCCCTCGTTCTCGTCCTTGCAGTCGCCGATCCAGCGGCCCGAGAACGTCGTGGCATCCACGCGGACGAACGCCGTGCAGTGGGTCAGGGCGGTCGAGCCGCCCATGGTCGAGTAGTCCTCGTCTGTGTGGGACATGGGCGGATAGGCCGTCAGATCGATCCCGTGCCGGTTGCCGGTCAAGAGGTCGGCGGTTTCGGCGGTGTTGAGCCTCGTGCTCGAGCTCGCGTAGAAGTAGGGGAACGGCTCGGGCAACGAGGCCCGCTCGAGGGTCGGACCCCACCCCATGTGGCAGAAGATCCCCGCGGCGCGCTCGACGACAACGGTGATGTGGTCGTTGCCGTCGTCGAAGAAGTGGTAGGCCGAGATCTGCCCCTGGGGCAGGTTCATGCCGCAGCCGGAGGTCGTCAGGTCGTAGGGGCGCATGGGACCGCCCGCCTGGGCGTCCCAGAACTCCTCGCCGTCCCAGCCGGTCCCCAGGTACAGGCCGATCCCGTAGCCGCCGTCGCCCAGGTCGTGGTAG